CCGAACCGGGGCGCGCGACCTCATCACCAGACAGCACAACGCCTCGTTCCCTTCAGCTTGCCGGCTAGGAACGAGGCGCTTAGGAGAGCCGTGTCAGCACGACCCCAACGCCACGAAGCTATCAGCGACGACCGCCGCGCGCAAGGAAGTAGCGCGTCCCATGTTGGGAGCGGTGCCCCGCGCGGCGTGCTCGCTGCCCTCGCGACGATGCCCGCATCGATGAGCCTGCTCGAGTGCGTGCTCGAGATGGCGCTCTCTGAGATGCAGGCGCAGTACGGCGCGGGCCAGGTGTTCCCGTCGCTCGACACGCTCGCCGAGCTCGCCCACGTCACGCGCAAGACGGCCAAGGCCGGCGTGCACGCGCTCGAGGGCCGGCGCCGCATCGAGGTCGACCGCGCGCAGTACGACGGCGACGGCCGGCAGCTGAGCAGCCGCTATCGCGTGCTCACATGCGCATCGCGTAGCCGGGCAGAATCTACCCCCCCCCGGCTCGCCGCGACCCCCGATCAGAATCTCTGCTCTGTTAAACCCCGATCTTCTGATCAACCAAAAGCTGCAGCAGCAGACGCGCAGGCGCGCGCGACCTCGAGGCCGGCAGCGCCTTGTCCCCCGCCAGCGCCTCTCGCCGCTGCTGCTCTTTTGTCGAGCTCGGACCCAGCCCCAGAGCTTTTGGAGATTGGCCCTGAGCTCGCTGCGGTCGCCGCCAAGTTCGGCCCCCTCGCGGCGCGAGACGTCGCCCAGACGCTGCGCAAGCAGCGGCCCGCAGCTGCGCTCGCCCGGCTGGCGTTCGCGCGCCTCCTGGCGCTCGAGAGCGCCGACATTCGCAAGACTCCGGGCGCTGCGTTCTGCGGCTTCGTGAAGCTCGGGCTGGACCAGCTGGCGCCGCTGGCCAGCACGCGGGGCAGGGCGCCCGACACGCCCATGCGCAGGCTGCAGCGCGAGCTCGACGACGCCGTGCAGCTCATGGACTACGACCGCGCCGACCAGGTCCGGGCCGAGCTCGACGCGCTGCTGCGCCAAGCGCGGAGGGCGTCGTGAGCACGGTGCACTACGTCGTGAGCGACTGCGTCGTGCGGGCGATGGCCGCGGGGCATCCCGTCCGGTGCGCTCGGAGCAGCATCGCCGAGGTCACGTGCGGCGACTGCCTCGAGGAGATCGAGCGCTGGCAGCAGCGCTGGCTCGACCGCAACGTCCAGGCGCTGCAGCTGCAGCTGTACGAGCTGCGCAGGATGGTCGCCGAGGAGGGCGCCCGGCTCGCGCAGCTCGAGGCGCAGGTCGCTGAGCAGACATCCGCCGCGACCAGGCCCACGTGCCCGAGCTGCGCGAGCGAGCTCGAGCTACGCATCAACCGTTCGTCGGGCGCCTCGTTCTGGGGCTGCTCGAACTACCCACGCTGCCGCTACAGCTGCAGCGCAACGACCCCCAGGACCGCGCACAAGGAGACACCACGATGAGCAAGTTCACGCCCACCGACGCCGAGCTCGCCGCGCTCGAGCACATCTTCACGCTCGCCGAAGGACACAGCGGCGGCAGCCGGCGCGCGCGCTCGCTGCTCGGCGCCTGGTGGAACGGCGACGAGCTGGGCGGGTTCAACTTCGCGGACCTGTGGAGCCTCGACCCGCAGGCCGTCGTCGTCGTCCAGCTCATCTGCCGGCTACCGCCCGGCACGTACGCGCACGACCTGCCGGGCACGTTCGGCGAGCGCATGCGCAGGCTGCACGAGCGCATGGTCGACGCCGGGGAAGGGCGCCCCGAGCGCGCGGACGATCGCCCCAACGGGTGACCGAACTGCTTGCTGCGCTGCGAGATGTGTACACTTGCGGCGGCCATGATTTTTCCTGGCCCGCCGTTCCCGGTGTATAGAGCTGACCAACTATGGGCACTGCGATTTCACGCGCTTTCACGCAGGCTGTCCTGAGAGCACGCCGTTGACCAAGAAGAGCCAACACAAGCGCGGCGCGATCGGTCGGCCTCCGATCCCGCCCGAGCTGCGCACGTCGCGTCGCGTGACCGTGCGCCTCTACCGTAACGACGAGCAGCTGCTCGAGCAGCTGTGTACAAAGTTCGACACGAACGAGGGCGAGGTCATCCGCACCGCGCTGCGTCTGCTCGCGCGCATGCAGACCATCGCGCAGCGCCAGCCCGCCGAGTAGCTGGCAGGCGTTGACAGCGCGCTAGCGCAGCTGCAGCCTGCGCGCACTTCGTGTCTGACTCAAAGGATGTGGCCGTTGCCTGCAGGAACCAAGAAGAGAGCCGAGCGACCGAGCCTCGCGAGCGCAACGCGCACGACGCGACGCGCCACGGCGCGCCTCTACGCCGAGGACGAGCGCGCGCTCGCGGACCTGTGCGAGCAGCTCGAGCTCGGCGAGGGCGACGTGATACGCCGCGCGCTGCGTGAGCTCGCCAAGCGCGAGGGCGTGCGCTGAGGCGCTCGACGTGCGCAGTGCGAAATGCGAGCCGCCGCTAAATGCGTTAGGTTCGCGGCATGGCCGTCAAAAAAAAGCGCGGGCGCGGTCGTCCCCCGCTACCTGCAGCAGAGCGCAGCGCAGCACGCGTAACCATGCGCCTGCTGCCGCACCACCTCGAAGTGCTCGCTGAGCTGCGCGAGCTGCTCGACCTTAGCGATGTAGAAGTGCTGCGCCTCGCGCTCGCTGAGCTCGCTGCGCGCAGGCTGCGCTGAGGCGCGCAGGCTGCGCTGAGGCGCGCAGGCGCAGCCGCACTGCGCCTGCTTGTCAAGCTCGCGCGCGCACAGCTCGAGAAGCCAGCCGCGCATCTATAGAGACGCGCTGCGCGCGCCCGCGAGCGCGTGCTGCGCGTCGTCGCTGAGCTCAGCGCGCTGTGAAAAGCGCAGAGCTGGCTCACCAAAAGACCGAAAAACATAGGGTCACTGTCGATTTTTCTGACGGCCTGTCGGAGCGCCGTCTGATTTTTGGCTGCCAAATAATCGTGTCGTTTCAACGGCTTCCCACTTCGATTTGTTGTCTGCCAAAAATGCCCGTAGTCTTGACTTCGTTGTGAGTGAGTGAGTGAGCGACGCAGCGAGACGCGCTGCAGAGAGACGAGAGCGAACGTGACGACCTACAAAAAAGCGAACTACTTCGACTGCGAGCTCGACGCCCTCGAGCACGTGCAGAGCTTGCTCAGTGAGACTGCTGAGCTCGCCCCGACAGAGTGCGCGCTCATCGTCGAGCGTGACGACTACCAGCTGCGCATCGCGCTCGTCGGCTTCTACCAGGGCGAGGTCGCCCGCTTCGTGCTCTCGCTCGAGTCGAAGTCAGAGCAGTACGACGAGCACGAGCGCGAGCTCGGAAGCTTCGAGCACGCTGAGGACTGCGCGCTCTTCTACCGCGCCGTCGAGCGCGAGGAGAGGCGCCGCGCTCTGACGCGCAAGTAACACAGCAGCACGCGCAGCAAGTGCGCGCTGGTCGCGTCTCTGCAGTCGAGCTCGTGCTCGACGTCAGAGACGAGCTCAGCGAGAGCTCGAGAAAAGAAGTACCAACATGACCAAGCTCATCAACAAGAAGTCTGCCCCCGTCAACGCCCGCAACGTCGCGCCCCGCGCCAAGACCCTGTCGCCCCGCGATCGCGTCGTCGCTGCGCCCAGCGCTGCGCAGCGTCGCGAGGCTGCGCGACTCGAGGCAGCGCGCGTCGAGGCGCAGCGCCTCGCGCAGGCTGAGGCAGAGCGCCTCGAGGCTCGCCGCATCAAGACTGAGCGCGACAAGGCCTGGCGCGCGCGTCGTCGTGCCGCCAAGGCGCTCGAGACGCAGCAGGCAGCTCGTCGTGCGCCCGCAGCGCGCGTCGCCCCCAGCGCGCCTGCAGCGCAGCCTGCTGCGCGCGTCTCGCCCCAGCTCTCGCTGAGCGGCCTCAACATCAGCAAGACGCAGCTCATCGCGACGCTCGAGGTGCACTACGCAGCTGCCGTCGCTCGTAAGGACGTCTCGCGCGCTCGCGCCATGAGCAACGCCCTGCAGCTCGCCAAGCTCCTCGCGTGATTCGCCGCGCTGCTGGGGCGCGCAATCCCCCAGCGTCCGCGCATGCGCTCGACTGCGTCGAGCCTATACGCGGGCAGCCATTCTGCCCGAGCCGACAGGAGAAAACGTGCCAGCGATCTACAAAGCCACCGACGAAGAAAAGGCAGAGCGCCGACGCGAGGCGTCGCGCATCGCGTACGCCAAGCGCAAGGCAGAGCAGGCAGCCGCAGACAACCTGCGCGAGCGCGCAGCGCAGGCGCTCTCGCAGGGCAGCTCGCGCGTCGTGCTCGACGACGACGACGACGACGACGACAGCCACCTGCCAGCGACGCCGAGCTACCTGGCAGAGCAGGCGCGCAGGCGTGCTGCGCGCGCAGCGACCCCGACGCCTGCCGAGCACCGCGCAGCGCTCGCTGCGCAGGAAGCTGAGGCGCTGCGCATCATCGAGCAGGCTGCCAACGGCGAGCTCGCGTTCGACGGCGACAGCGCCGACGACAGCGCGCAGCAGCAGGTCACGACGCACGCTGCTGTCGACACGCTCAAGCCGCGCGCACGCTGCGGCGACAAGGGCGGGCGCGCCTGGAGCAGGCTCAGCACAGAGCCTACGTGCGAGCGCTGCCAGGAGCTGCTGGCAGCTGACGGGCCGACGCTCCTCGACGACTGGCGCGCGCGCCAGGAGACCGAGCGCGACGCTGCAGTCGACGAGCTTGCGCGCAGGCCCCGCAACCTGCGCTCTGTCCCGATGCGCTCGCCTGCACAGCAGCAGGAGCACGACGCTGAGCGCGCTGAGCTGCAGCGCGAGATGGTCGAGGCAGCGCACCCCGACGAGGAGATCAGCAAGGCGCAGCTCGTCAGCGCGCTCGAGGTGCTCGTCGTCAGCAGCAGGCGCAAAGCGCGGCGCGCGCGCGAGCAGAAGCTCGACGACGCGTATCACACGCGCGAGTCGGGCATCACAGAGGGGCTGCAGATCGCGCTGCAGCTCATCTCAGACCTGCTCGCAGACTGAGCGCACGCGAGACGCTTCGCTGCGTCTCTGCGCTGCGACTGTGCTCTAGCCGGCCAGAGCTCGAGCATAGTCGCGGGGCAGTCGTGCCCCGAGCCGATAGGAGAACAACCTGTGAAACGCTACATCGACAACCTCATCGTCGCGCTGTGCTTCGTGCGCAGCTTCAGGGAGCTCATCGCGCTCCTCTTGGGGGCAGTATGAACACCGGCACCCGCAAGGGGCGGCCCCCGCTGCCCGCCAACGAGAGGCTCGCCGAGCGCATCGTCGTGCGCCTCAGCCCGAGCGACGCGGCGCAGCTCGACCAGCTCGCGCTCGCGCTGCACACCAACGTCGCCAACATCGTGCGCCTCGCGCTCGCGCAGCTCGTGCGCAGTCAGGAGCTGTCATGACCTACCGCCCGCTTTTCCCGCTCGGCATTCTCACGCAGACGCCCGGCGTCCAGGCGGCCGTCGACGCCGGGTACATATTCGAATGCGTCGCCCGTCACCAGTCCGGCGACTGGGGCGTCATCAGCCGCGCCGACGTCCCGGTGAACAAGGCCGCCTTGCGCGACGGCGACCGCATCCTGAGCGCGTACTACCTCGACCCGGAGCGCCCCGACCGGGGCAAGTTCTGGGTCATCACCGAGGCGGACCGGTCGACCACGACCGCGCTCTTGCCGGACGAGTATTGACCATGCGTCGGTACGGCGACTGGCAAGCGCAGCACCTGCCCTGCTCGTTCGGCGACTACGTCGCTGTCGGCGAGACCGTCGACGACGCGATGGTCGACTACTTCCGCGACGTCGTGCCGCCCGCGTGGTTCACGTCGTCGATGCTGCAGGTCGGCGAGGCGTACGCGCACGTCGACGGCAAGCCGACGTTCACGACGTTCACGAAGCTGTCGGAGGGCGCCTGGCGCTACTGCGGCACCTGCTACATCGGTCAGACCGAGCACAAGGAGACGCTGCGATGACGCGGCCCCGCATCACAGCGAGCGTCAAGCGCGGCCTCAGCAGCTGCGCTGGGCTCGTCGGCATCAACCTGCGCAACGGCCCAGACGGCAGCGACTGGGTCGAATGCATGAGCGACCGAGACGTCGCTGACGCTGAGGCAGCGCTCAACTACATCGAGGCGCTGCTCGAGTCGTACAAGCCCGTGCAGGCCGCCAAGCCTGCCAGGCGCCGCCCTGCGCGCGAGGTCGACCCGGACTTGCTGCGCGAGAGCGACGAGCGCGACGCGTTCAACGAGCGCCTCGACAACATCAGGAACGAGAAGTGACTACTCGCTGAGCCTCGAGCTCTGCGCGCTGAGCTCTCGCGAGCTCGCGCGTCTTGCTCGGAGTTTTGCCCATGCAGTTCTATCTTGGCGCGCACCGCGCGCACTGGCTCGAGCTCAGCCCGGTGCCGCTGTTCATCTCGCACAACACGCTGCGCACGCGCAGGAGCTTGCCGCGCGCGCGCACGCGCTGGGCGCTCGACAGCGGGGCGTTCAGCGCGCTGGCGCTGCACGGGCAGCACACGACGAGCCCGCGCGCGTACGCAGCTGCAGTGCGACGCTACGCTGAGGAGATCGGGCAGCTCGACTTCGCAGCGACACAAGACTGGATGTGTGAGCCGGCGATGCTCAAGCGCACTGGGGGCAGCGTGCGCGAGCACCAGTGGCGCAGCGTGCTGAGCTTTCTCGACCTGCGCGCGCTCGCGCCTGAGCTGCCCTGGCTGCCGGTGCTGCAGGGCTGGACGCCAGGCGACTACCTCGACCACGTCGAGCTGTATCGCCAGGTCGACGTCGACCTGACGCGCCAGAAGCTCGTCGGGCTGGGCTCGATCTGCAGGCGACAGGGCACAAAGCGCGCAGCGTACATCAGCAGCGCGCTCGCGAGCGGAGGCATCAAGCTGCACGGGTTCGGGCTCAAGACGACTGGGCTCGTGCACGCGTGCCACTGGATGCACTCGAGCGACTCGATGGCCTGGAGCTTCGCGGAGCGCAAGCAGCAGACCAGCCTGCAGAACAGCCTCGACGCTGCGCTGCGCTGGCACGACACGCTACGCAGAAGCATGATCTGGCGCGAGCTCGAGCGCCTGATGCGCATCGACGAGGCAGACGCGCGCTTCTGGCGCAGACGACAACGCGAGCGTGCGCTCGTCGAGTAGCGCTCAGCTCGCGTTAGTGGAGCGCTGCGATCGGGTGACCCCGTCTCCTGCGGGCTGGTCGCCCACCGTGCTTGCAACACCTGCAGCGCACTCGGGAGTATCGCTGAGCTCGCTGGCGCCCGCAAGGGGCTCGGCGCTGCGCTTGGGGTAGGGTCGCGCGAGCTTCTCGACGCGCGCCCGCACAGCGTCGTCGAGCGGCATCAGGTACCGGTGCTTGCCGAGCAGCTGCACTGCGCGCACCTCGCTCGTCTTTTTGCATCGTCGGCGGTGCCCGAACTCGGTGACGAACCCGGACGCTGTGATCTGCCGGTTGTGCCACTGCCGGCCCGTCGCGTCGACGTACGCCTTCGAGCGCGGGCTCGTGCCTGTGTAGATCCAGCCCCCGCCCTGGTAGATGCCGCCGTGGTGACCCTGGTTCGCGTCAGCGAACGACACGACGAGCTTGATGCCGGGGCTGCGCTTGCGCAGCAGCTGCAGCGCAAAGCGGACGATGCGCGTGACCGGCGTCCGGTGCGCGCGCAGCGCGATGCGCACGAGCTCGCAGCACTCAGTCTGCGCCAGCCCGAACTGCGTGCCGAGCTGCGGGGAGGCCCCGCGCGCGAACAGAACGACCCCGACAAAGGCGCCGTCCTCCCAGACGCCCACGACGTTGGCCGTGCCGGGCGGGACGCTCCTCGAGTAGTGCCAGCGCGCGCACGCGACGCTCGCTGCTTTGCTGCTTGCCCAGTCAACGCGCAGCTCAGGCTTTGTCAGCTTTGAGGTCCCAGGCATGGCCACACTCCGGGCAGGTCACCATCTGCGGCTCGAGCTTGTCGAGCTCGCCCTGGTCGTCCTCAGCAGTCGGCGCAAACTCTGCAGCCAGCGCGTCGAGCTCGCCCCGGTCAAAGCCCGTCAGCAGCGCGTCGTACCCCTCGTCGGCCAGCCCCTGCAGCTCGACGGCGAGCGTCTCCATGTCCCAGCCAGCGTTCAAGGCGAGCTTGTTGTCGGCGATGACATACGCCCGCTTCTGCACCTCGGAGAGGCCGACGAGCGTGATGGTCGGCACCTCTGCGAGCCCGAGCTGCCGCGCGGCTAGCACGCGCCCGTGTCCCGCGATGATGCCGCCGAGCTCGTCAGTCAGCACCGGGTTGGTGAACGAGAACTCGCGTATCGACGCCGCGATCTGTGCAACTTGCGCGTCGCTATGCACCCGCGAATTGCGCGCGTAGGGGATCAAGTCCGCTAGCGGTCGGTACACGACCGCGAGCTGCTCTGGCCCTGCTTGCTTGCGTGCTGCTGCGTCTGCCTTGCCCATGCCCCATCGCCCCTTTCAGCCGCCCTCGATCCAATCCGCGATCGCCACGTGCAGCGCGCCGATGAGCTCGTACACGCTCGTCCGCACGCCGCGCTGCATGCGGTAACTCCGAGCGCAGCGCACGCCGTGCTTGTCCCGCTCGAGCGCGACGACGACGACGCTGTCGCTCGCTGCCAGCGCCTCGGTGATGAACGTCTGCAGGTCGGCGCGCTCGCTCTCGCCCCAGGCCGGGAGCGGCTCGCCGTTGCTGTACAAGACGCGCAGGTTCTTACGCATCACTCGTCGTGGTCGACGACGCGGTCGGTCGCAGCGCGCTGCCTGCGCCGCGCGCGGTAGTGCTGCACGACCTGCCAGACGAGCAGCGCAATGAGCAGCACCGCGATGAGCAGGAGCAGGTAGTGGGTCGTGCTGAACGCCTGCTGCGTCGGCCCAAAGATGCTCGCCGGCTGCGCGTAGGCGGTCCACTCGGCGACCATGACCTTGCCGAAGTCGGTCAGGTTGTCCGGCTCGATCGACACGGAGCTCGTGTCGAATACGTGGCAGAAGCTGGTGTTGCTGCACTTGGCGTTGGCCTGGTCGTTGTCCTCCCACGACCAGCTGAGCCAGCCGATGCCATGCTTCTCGCTCACGTCGATGATGCGCTCGGGCGTGACGTTCGTCGGCGACGGCCCGATGCCTCGGCCGGGTCCGAACTCGCCGACGACGACCGTCAGACCCGTGTCGCGTAGGCGGTCCATCGTGGGCACGAGGTCGAGCTGTCCGTTCCACTGCGGCGGGACGCCGCCCTGCGAGTCGCAGACCATGCCGTAGATGTGCCAGTCAAACAGCACGTTGCGCTCGGGGTCGGCGTGCAGCACGTCGGCGCCGTACTCGACGATGGCCTGCGCGTCCTGCCCGCAGCCCGGCGCGTCGACCATGATGGCGCCGTGCCAGCCCGCATTGCGGATGCGCGGGATGGCGGACACGTACGCGTCGCGCCAGGCGCGATGGTCGTCGCCCCACTCGTTGGCGATGTTCAGAATCATGTAGCGCTCGAAGTCCTGGTACTTGCGCGCGTCGCGCACCCAGCGCGAGACCATCGTCTCGAACGTGCCGGGGTCCGACTTGCAGGTCCCGTCCCAGAAGCCTGGCACCTGCACTGCGCGGCCGAACTCGGTCGTGCCGCCGATGTTCGGACTCTGCATGTCCGCGATGGTGCGCTCCGGGTCGTCTGCAAAGTAGACGAGCCAGCGCGTCGTGTTGCTCGCGGTGTGACCCAAGCCAGGGCCCCAGTTGTCTTGATGCGTTTTGTTCGTTCCGCGCATCCGGTGCTCGTGCCCGTTGGCATCGAACAGGTGCGAGCCGACCACGTAAAAGCCTTCGCCTCGAGAGGTCGGCGGGCGCGCGCCTCCGATGGGCGGCGGGCCTGCGTCGACGATGGGCGGCACGCCGCTGTCGACGACGGGCGGCACGCCTGCGTCAGGCGCAGCAGGCACGCTGCCGTCCGTGACGACGCAGGTCAGGGTCACGGTCTCCTGCGCCTCTGCGCGCGCGACCGTGGCAGCGAGCAGCACCAGCAATGCAGCGAGTAGATGTTTCATTCGCAGGGACCTTTCGAGCGCGAGTAACGATGCGGCCTCGGGCGATCGAGCAGGTGGCCGAGGACCTTGAGGCAGTGCCGTTGCTCGTGCTCAGGCAAGCGCCGCACGGCGTCGCGCAGCGCCTCGGCGAACGGACGACGCGGCGCGCGCTGGGCGAGCGCGCGCTCGACAGCGGGCGCGCACTGCGGGTTGACCTCGAGCTCGTCGAAGATGGGCATCGTCTCGCCGGCAGGTCCGATGCGGTCGGTCACGTACGGCACGAGGTCGATGGGCAAGGTCAGCGCCCAGGCCGGCACGTAGCTCCAGACGAGCCCGCCCTCGCCGCCGAGCACCCAGCAGTCCCACTGGTCGTCGACGCGCAGGTTGTCATCGACGACCAAGTTGCTGCCCTCGTAGATGAGCCCGTCCTCGTCGAGGTACGGGTAGCGCTCCTTGAACGCGTCGACGGTGGTCTGCTCTTCTGGCGTCAGCACGATGCGTTCCACGACAACCTCCCGGTCACCACGCGGCAGCGCGTGCGTAGATGGGTGCGAGCTGCGGCGCGCCGACCTTGGTCAGGCCGCCTGCGCCCTTGCGATTGATGAGCGTGGTCGGCAGCGCGCCGCCGTTCGCGAGCGCGTCCTGCTTGATGCTGATGAGGTAGTCGGTCTTGCCGGGTATCTCGACCAGGTCCTCGATCGCGAGGATGGCGTCGTGCGCGGCCTGCACCTCGGCGAGGCTCGGCACGCCGACGCCGCCCATGCAGCCGAGGATGCGGATGCCGGAGGCAGCCTGCGCGTTGGACGGATGGCGCCCCAGCGTGAACGGGTCTGCTGCCAGAGCAGGCGTGAAGCCTGTCATCGTGGCGCCTGCGCCCGACTCCGCGCGCTTGGTGTACGCGTGAATCTTGCCGGCGCCGTCCCAGCTCACGATGAGCAGCATCAGCTTGCCGACGTCGGCTGCAGCCACGACGATGACGGGCCCGTTCGTGGGCGCGCCTGAGCCGCTGAAGAGCACGCTGCCGAGCGAGCTGTTGGTGCCGGCCGAGCTCAGCGACCAGCCGCGACCTGCGGCGCCCGAGCCGATGAGCGTGCGCGTCTGCGACGGAACAGACTGCGACTCGATGACGAACGGCACGCCAAACCAGCAGCCCGCTGCGTTGCCCGTCACGGCGTCTGTCGATGCGTAGTGGTCGGCGTCCGTGAGCGCGTTGACGCCGTACATGATGGGCGTGGCCTCGTAAGACCAGAGGCGCTCGGTGCGCTGCGCGAGCGTGAGGCCCGAGCCGAGGCGCACCATGTCGTCGCCGCCGCTGATGCGCTCGACCGATCGCACGAGCACTTGCCCGCCTGCGCCTGCGACGTCTTGCGTGAAGTCGTGCAGCTTGGTCGTCTTGCCAGGGATGGCCGGCGCCGGCCGCGTAAGGTCTGCAAACAGCGTCGCGATCTCAGCAGGCGTCAACGCGAACGGACCGCCGCTACAGCTCTCGATGCGGCCCGAGCTGAAGTTCTGCGACTGGTAGTAAGTGCCCAGCTGGAAGGCTGCCGGGTTGCCCGGAAGGTTCGGCGGGAACGTGATTGCGCCGCTGTCCCCGCCTACCTGGACACCGTTGACCCAGAACTGCATGCCGCCCGAGGCCATGCGATGCACCAAGAAGCGCGTCCGCTTGTTGGTGTCTCCTGCCGTAATCGTATACGCCGGTGACAAGGCGCTCGGCGGCGTCACCCAGCGAATCGCTGCTGCTGCTGTGCCCTGCAAGTACCAGCCCGAACTCGCGCTGGTCGGCGTGCAGTGCGCGATCATCTCGGCCGCGGTCGGAACCTTCGTGTACCAGACGTCGATGACCTCGTAGAAGCCTGTCGCCGCGCCCTGCATGCCGCCGCCGCTCACCGTGCCCCAGCCATCCAACAGTCCGAATGGACCCGCGCCGACAACCCCATCAGGACCTGTCTGCACGCTATCTACGCGCGTCAGGTGGTCGCTGCCCACGCGATCGAGCACGACAGCCGGCACTGCGTCGACGCTGCTGGCGAGCGTGTCTGCAGTGATGTCCCACCATCGCGTGGTCTTGCCAACGACGGGCTGCAGACGACCCGCACGCACGAACGCGGCGTCTAGGTCCGCAATCTCCGCATCGCTCAGCACGTAGCCGTCGCCGCCCATCGCGCCGAAGAATCTGCCGTTGGCCATGGGATACGTGCCGTCTTGGCGCCGGCCGATCGTGGTCGCCTGCGCCGACGGAGCGCAGCCGGCGATCGGCACATCGGCGCCGACACGCGCAAGAGGTTGCCCGCCGTGCCGCGCCCAGAACTGCAGCGCTGTGCCCGTGTTCTGCGCGAGCAGCACGAGTGGTTGCCCGATGTCGCCAGCGGCCAGGTTGAAGGACGCGCTTTTGACGAACGTCGGGACGCCTGCCGGCACGCACGCAAGCGCGAGGTCTGCGTAGCTCTGCAGACCCGCGCGCATGCCATACCCGCTGTATGGTGTCGTCGAGTAGTTCTCGATGAAGCTCGTCACCTCTTGGCCATTTGCCAGCACGTCAATCTGCCCAGCCCAGCAGACCCAAAATCCTGCAGCGTGGCCGAGGATGCCCTTGCCAGGCGCTGTCAGCAGACTGTTCGCCGCGCTAAACCCCTGCGCCCCCAGCAACCGTCGCCCATCGATCGCCGCGTCAATCACGCGCACCACAGGCGACCCCTGCCGCGCGAGCGCATCGACCGGCGCGCGCGTGATCGTGTCAGTCAGCTGCGCCGGTGCAGTCTGCCCGTCGACGACGACGGTGCCGCGTAGCTCGTCGCGCAGCGAGTGGCGGTGCGTGATGGTGGCGCCTGCCATCGACTCGGGCACGTCGCCGCGCGCGCGGACTGCGTCTGCAAACGCGGCGATCTGCGCAGCGGTCGGCACGCCTTGGAAAGTCAGGTGAGCAAGCTCTGTCAGCCCTGTTCCCGGCGCAGCCCCCGCAAGCTGACCAAGAACCATGGGACTTGCGCTAGGCGTGTACCCAACCTGCCCGCCGAAGTTCCACATTTCACGGTTTACGATGGACGCGATCTGGTTCGTGGGGCCTGAGTGAATCCCCCACAACAAGAAGAGCTTGCCGACGTCGCTGGGCACAAACGAGAACGACGTGGCCACGGTGTTGTTGTTGGGCGCGAAGACGAGGTACTGGTTGGTCCCGGCAATGTAGTGCTGCCAGCCCGCGCTTGACCCGTACCGCGCGCTTATCGTGCGCGTCGCAGCGCCCAGCGAATCGAGGCGAACGAGCGACAGCCATCCAAAGCCGCTCGCGACGCCAGGCTCGCCGCCCACGCCAGGCGTGCTCATGAAGTTCGCCGCCGAGAAGTTGCCCAGCCCCACCATGCCCACGTCGCCGCTGCTGCCGCTCGACCCGCCGCCGCCGCCCGTGCCGCCGCTGCGTCCGCCAGGCGTGCGCCGCGCGAGCTCCGGGATGCGCCGGAAGCGCGCGCGCGTGCGAGTGCGCTGCATGCTCACGGCTCAGCTCTCCGCGAGGTGACAGCGCGCGACGCCGGCCACGCTGCCCGCGAGCGCAAACGTCGTCGCGTTCGGCGGAAACGGAATGTCCTGCCACTGGTCCTTCGCGATGCGGCCTGCGCCGTTGACGGCAGGCGTGAGCACAGCCGGGTCGCCCGCCACGGTCGCGAGCGCTGCCTTGTCGACGACGGCGAGCGTCGCGTCGAAGCTGATGGCGTAGAACACGTCGCCGCCCTCGGCCTGGATGCGCACGAAAGCGCCCTTCCACTCGGCGGGCACGACGAAGGTCTTGCTGCCTGTCGCGACGGTGATGGGGTACAGCTCGCCGCGCACGGCGCCGCGCATGCACGCTGCAGCGTAGGGCGCTTGGTCGGGGCCGTACGAGTCCTGCCGCTTCTGCGCCGTCGTGGTCATGGGGCCGCTCCTCCGCGCCGGAGCATGCCCACAAGCCACGCCGCACCAATAACAAGCCCCCGCGCAGGTATCTCGCGTGCGACCTGAAGCGCGGCGCTAGACGGGCTGGCCCGCCGCGCGCCTGTCCGTCAAGCCCAGAAACCCGGACGCCTCGATGCTGCAGTTGACGTAGACGTCGGCGGCGGACTTGTTCTGCACGACCAGCCGCGAGTGGAAGCCCTGCCCAGGCTTGCCGCGCGTGAACTCGAACTGCAGCCAGACCTGCGGCGCGATGAGCACGCTGTAGGTCCCTTGCGAGGTCAGCGCGAGCTCGCTCTCGATGGTGCTCGGCCCCGTGTAGAGCAGCGCCAGGAACGGCGCCGCCGACGCGTCGCTCGCCTGCGTCGCCGCGTAGATGGTGATGTCGCTCGCGCTGAGCCGGCCCTCGACCCACACGAAGCGGTCGCGGTAGTCCGCCTGGTCGATGGCGCCCGCCGCGAGCTGCGCCGGCATGTTGAAGTCGTCAAGCGGCGTCGACTCCCCGGCCAGGCACCGGAGCGACGTAAGGCGCCGACGCTGGCCGAGCAGCTTCTGCCGGACCTCGTAGAGACCGTCGTCCGCCGCGCCGAGGCGCTCGCGCACCAGCCAGCGCACCGGCCGCACGGGCGAGGCGCCGTCCGCGATCGTGCCGAGCGGAGGGCAGGTCGGCAGCGCGCGCGGAGGCGGGTCGGCCAGGCGGTAGCGCGGCACGTTGCCCTGCTGGCCCTGCGCGTACACGCCGCAGTTCTGGGGCTGCTCGAGGTCGATGGTCTGCACCTGCGTCGCGTGCACCGGCACGCGCGTGACCACGCTAATGCCGGTCTCCATGCGCTCGGTCGCCGTCACGAGCGCAAGCATTGACGCGGCCTGGTTGGCGCTGACCCCTTGCTTCATCTCGCACATCAGCGCGCCGTCCGTGTCGCGCGCAAATAGCCAGATGTCAGACGGTGCCTTGCCGTTGCCGCTGCCCGTGTTCTTCAGCGCGTGCGTCAGCGGCTGCTGAAAGGGCTCCTGCACGCCCGACCCCGAGGCGCTGCCCGGCCCGGTGTAAAACAGACGCGGCGCAAACGCGGACTGCGACTCGCCGGCAATCTGCCCCCAGATGCTCGGCACCGGGAAGTCGGCGGCGAGCGCGTCGTAGTGCCCGACCGACGCCACCTGCACGTAGCGGTTACGCCAGTCCTCGGACGTGTCGAGCACGACGCACTGCGGCACGACGTAGCCGGCTGCGTGAAAGAGCGGCCCGCTCGACACGACGCGGCGCAGCGCGCCCGCAGGCACATCGTCGAACTCGCCCTGGTCGAGGTCTGCGATGACCTGCGCGAGGTACAGCTCGCTCACGTCCGCGCTTCTCGGTTGCACTGCGTCGATCCACGGCTGCGTGCTTATCCCTGAGCCGGGCACGTAGGTCGCCGTGACGCGCACCATCAGCACGACGGCCTTGGCAGCGCCGCCCGTGTTGGCGACCTCGAGGCCGCCGCTCGCGTTCACGCGCAGCACGATGCCCGTCACCACGGGCGGCTGCTCGACGGTCAGGAGCGCTGGGCTGTAGCCGCCGCCCGCTGGCCCGAGCTTGCTCGTCGGCAGCCACACCCGCTCTGCGTCAGCGGCCAGCGTCGGGTCGCTCAGTAATGCGGCGCTGACCAGGCCGCACGCCTGCACAAAGCGGTTCTGCATTCCGATCGCCCGCTCGGGGAACTCGTACGCCGCGCCGGCTCCGAGCGTCGGGATGAAGCACATGAACGTGCGCCCCTGCTTTTTCTGGTCGAGCGTGAAGCCGTAGCTCTTGTGGCAGAGCATGCTCTGCAGCTCGAGCCACTCCGTGCGCGTGACCCGCTGCCCCGGCAGAAACTCGAGCGGCGCGGAGCGGTGCTTGGTCTGCGTCGGCACCGTCACGGCCGGCACGAGCTTGATGGCGGCGGGCAAGAGCGCGTCGCCCCAGACCGCGTCGCGCTGCGCCACGCCGCCAGAGATGGCCCGCGCAGGCAGCCCCCGCCCGAGCACGAGCGACAGGTCCTGCTGCTGCTGGGGCTGCATCGCCAGCGGCTCGAGCGAGCCGACGAGCAGCCCCGTCGCGGGCGCCGCGCCGTGCGGCACCGCGTGCGGGTTGCTCGGGCGCTGCGTCGTGCCGGTATACGACGCCAGGTGCGCGCCGAACGACGCGCGCATGCGCACCTCGTTGAGCGGCGAAGCGCGCTTGTACGCGAGCAGGCGCGCGCGCCGCTGCGCCACCGGCAGGCTCGAGCCCTGCAGCAGGAACAGCGTCCGCTCCATCAGGTCGAGCGTCGTGGTCGCCGACTGCAGGAACAGGTTGTTGGTGGCGTCGTTGAGCGCCTCGGTCGCGCGCGCCGCAATCTCGGCCCACGCACGCAGCTCGCTCGCGCGCACGCCGTCCTCGTCCTTCGAGTACCCGCTGCCCTCGAGCCTCTGCAGCAGCTCGAAGTACCCCTGCGCGTCGAGTGTTCCCAGGTCCACGTCAAACCTCCACGTACATCCGAATGATGAAACTGGGCACGAGCACGCCGCCTGCCTGCACGAGCGCCGGCACGGGGCCTGGCATGCGCGCGACGTCGACGACGCCCGGCACGCGCGAGACGGCCGCCGCGATCGCGTCCGGGTCGCTCGAGACGATGCTCGCGGGCAGCCGCACCTGCGGCCCCGTGTCGCTCACGCTCGGCGCGCGCAGCTCGTACGCGCTCGACGCGGCCTCGATGATGGCATCGGCCAGCGGGCCGCCCGGCGTCACGTACGCGCCGACCGCAGGCGGGAAGGGCAGCGGCGTCTCGAGCCCCACGGTATTCCCAACCAGCGAGCTCACGCGGCGCTGGCAGATGTACGCGCCGGCCGCGGTCGCAGCGTGCACGATGATGCGGTCGCCGACCGCAAGGTCAGACACCGCGCTGAGCGCGAGCGAGCTCGAGCCGGTCGTCGTCACGGTCACGCCGCGCATCGACTGCTGCGGCAGCGTCCAGTCAGGCGCGTAGATCTCCGCGCACGCGATGTTCAGGTAGTCGATGGACGTGTCGAGCACCTCGTACACGAGCGCGCCCGAGACCTTGTCGACGGGCGACAGGCGCGCCGAGACGTACGAGAGCAGGTCGCCGAGCTGCGCCGCGCCGACGTACTGCCCCTCGACCAGCACCGGAAGGATCGTGTACGTGCCGAGGCCGCTCGTCGCCGGCACGACGTAGCACTCGCGCAGCTCAAGGCGCGGGTAGCTCAGCGCGATGCGCCGGATGTCCTCGAGCGTGCCCACGCCCGTGCGCGCGCCGTAGAGCGCCGTCAGCGCGCCCTGCTGCGACGCCGAGTCCATCGCGTCAAGGCCCCCCGACAGGCGCAGGATGCTGGCCTCGGCGAGCATCGTGCCGGCAGGCGAGACCAGCGTCAGCACGTCCTTCGGGTCCTTGTTGCCGCGCTGCCCGGCGACCTGCGCGGTGATGGAGCCGACCGCGCCGAGCTGCTGCGTGAACGTCGTGTGCATCGCCGGCAGCGCGTCAAGCTCGTTGTAGAGGTCAAACAGCCAGCGCTTGAGCGCGACGCCGTTCTCGACGTCGAGCAGCGCGCAGAGCTCGCCGCCCGCGCTCAGGTACACCTCGCCCACGGCCGCCGCGACAAAGCCCGCGCCGAGGTGCCCCTGGTAGAGCCTGCGCCGCCCGCTGCGCTGCCCCGAGCGCAGCACCTTGGCCGCAGTCGCCGGCGTCGTGACGGCCGCGTCGAGCGTGTACGTCGTGCCGTCCGCGTGGCGCAAGACCGAGCCGGCCGGCTGCGTCTGGCTCGCCGTCGTCGAGCGCAGGATGACGCGGCCGATGCTCTTCGCGGCGGTCGTCGTCGTCTCGGTGAGGTCACGTCCGAGCCCGCGCTCGGCCATGAACTCGGCCAGGTAGGGGCCGAACGCGCGACGCGGGTCAAGCAGGTTACGCGCGACCTTCCCCTGCTCCTGCATGCCCCAGGCAAGCGCCGCGAGCAGGCGCGCCGTGATGTCAAAATCGCTCTTGTCCGAGACGTCGGCGCCGCGTCGGCGCGTCCTGATGAGGTCGCGGCCGCGCTGCTCGAGCTCGCCGCGGTCGTAGCTCGGGAACTCAATCGCCATGGCTCAAGCGCTCCTCGGCACGACGCCGGTTAGGGCCAGCGTGCAAAACACGACCGGGTCGAAGTCGATGAGCCCGCCCGGGTCACCGACCGGGTAGAGCTGCACGTCGCTCACGCCCTCGATGCGCAGGAGCTCGGCGCGCAGCTCGCTCGCGCGCAGGCTCGACGCCCAGCGCCTACCCTCGGGCGGCCAGCGCGTGACGGCCTGCCCGGTCTCGATCGGGGCGATGTCGCTCGAGTAGTGCGCGACGTAGTTGGCGCTGTGCGGCGGCTCGAGGTAGCTTCCTGGCCCGAGCGCGTCGTAGTACGCGAACACCGCATCGACGCACGCCTCTGTCAGCGGGCCGGCCGAGCCCCAGCGCAGCACGCTCAGGATGGCCGGACCGGCCGGCCCGAGCACCGTCACGTCCGCAATCTCGACGTAGCTGCGGTCGCCCGAGATGGCCAGGATGGTCGTGACGACCGTCGCAAACGCGTGCCGATCGTCCGCGATCAGGTTCCCCACGGTCGCCCAGACGCGCTGTCCGGGGCGCAAGCTCGGGTCGACCTGCCCGCCCTCGACTGCGGCGTAGAGGCGCGTCGCGTGGCGCTCGTAGGGCGTGACGTCGAGCGCCTTGCCGCAGTCTGGGCCGAAGCCCGGCTGCGCCTCGATCGCGAGCTCGAGCGCGCTGGTCGCTTCGCGGAAGGCTCGGGAGTAGCTCTCGAACGGGAAGCTGTTGCCGCGCCAGTCCCACTCGACCGAGCGCGCCAGGATGTCGTCGAAGTAGCTCGCCTGCGAGCGGCACCAGTTGGTGACGCGCGCGGCCTGCGCTTCGCCGATGCGCCGGCTGTTGTTGCCCCAGCCGCAGAAGCTCAGGTTGACGCCAGGGTACGCGGTCGCGCGCACGCTGCCTCGACGGCCGATGCAGACCAGGTCGATCGTGCCGGGCCCGCGCACGTGCTGATAGACCAGCACGTCGTCAAGGTCGACGTCAGGGCACGAGAGCGCGAGCTCGCGCCAGTGCTGCGCGTTGCCGTAGCCGGGCGGCATCGCGAGCGTGTCCTCGATGCGCGCCGAGACGCGCGCGCTGTTCACGTCGATGTCGCCCACGGCATCGCCGCCGCCGCTCATCTCAATCAGCCTCGCGTACAGCGTCACGTCCTCCGCTTCCTCGGTCGCGGCTTGGAACGAGTGCGAGACAGAGGGCGCGTTGCCGACCGCGCCCGGCGTGACGCACTCCGCCTCGACGACTGCATTGCTCGCAGTCAGGAGGATGCCGTCTGGCGCCTCGATGGAGACCGGCCCCTGTACAGCCGTCATCAGGCTGACGGACTGCTCGCCCGCGTTGACCGAGCGCACGAACACCGGCTGCATGTACACGCTCGAGGTCGCCGCGTCGGTGTAGTAGCGCAGCTGCATGAACATGCGCTCGCTGGTCCAGCGCGTGCCCCCCTTGGGAAAGAGCGTCCAGATGTTCGTGCCGAAGGCGAGCTGCTGATAGCGGGTGTCTGCCTCGTAGACGACGTCGGTCAGGATCTTGTACGTGCGCTCGACGCCGTCGGGGAACCGCTCGGCCGCAAACACGATCTCCGTGCCTGCCTTGAGCGTGAACGGGTCCGTGAAGTTCGGCGGCGTGACCACGATGAATCCGCGCGCAGGCGTCGCCTCGCGCGTGAAGTTCAGCCCCAGCATGCCGACGAGCTGGTCTCTCCTGTCGGCGTCCGCCTTCTCCGGGTCGAGCTGCGCCAGCACGTGCGCGCCCGCGACCTGCGTGCCGTGAAAAAGCCGCGCCGCCGCGTTGACCGTCAGGTCGAAGTCGGTGCCCTCCTCGGTGCCGACGCCCGCCACGCTGCCGCGCAGCACCGCCTTGGCAGCATCGAGCAGCTCGTCGATCGAGTAGGTCATGGCTTAAAGATCCACGTTGTAGGGGACGTTGACGGGCAGGCCGGACTTCTTGCCGGCGACCAGGAGGCTGATGCGGCCGGGCGCGCTCTTGCTCAGCGTCGCGACCACGCGCAGGTCCTTGATGCTCAGGTGCGCGATCGCGAGCTTCGCGTACGCCTCGGCCAGGCGTCGCCCGGTCTCGTCGGCGCGCTTGACCTGATGCAGCCTCGAGCCGAACGCCGGGTAGACCTGGCAGCTGCCGAGGCGCGTCGCGAGCGCGAGCACGACCTGGCTGGTGAAGCCCTCGTCCTGCTTGAGCCCGCCAGCCTCGACGACGTAGTCGAGCGTCTGCGCGTCGAGCCAACGACGCGGGCGCCGCTGCTGCAGGCCGCCTGCAGGCAGCATGGGCGCCGAGGCGTCGAGCGCCACGAACATGCTCGTCACGCGCGCAAGGTTGCCGCCTTCGTCGAGCGCCGCCGCGTCGAGCACGAACGACGCGCCGACCGGCCAGCTCGGCGAGCGGCGCACGTCCAGCTTCACGCCGTTGGCCGTGAGCGTCTTGGTGCTCGTCCGATAGTCCGCCGTGAAGCTCGTGCCGTCGTAGACGACGCGGTCGCCCGCGTAGACTGTCACGAGCGCGAGCGCCTGGTCGTCTGTCGCCTCGACGGTGATGGTGGCGTACGGCTGGATGGCGCCGCCTGCAGGCGTGAGCGTGAGCGTCGGCGGCACGCTGTCGCTACCCACGGCATCGGGCGCGCCGAGCAGCAGCGTCGCGGCATCGGCGTCGAAGATGGCGTCGAGGAAGTCGGCCATGACTAAGGCGAGCTCTCAGGGGCGGTCGCTGTCCAGGGAAGGATCAAGTGCCCCAGCGTCAGGCGCGGCTCGGCGCCTGCGATGCCGTAGGTGGCGGGATACTCGCGCGCGACCTTGTTGAGGTAGGCGTCTTCGACGCGCCCGACGATCCGACTGCCGACGCTCGGCTGCAGAATCCACGGCCTCTCGGTGCGGTACTTGCTGTCGGTGCTGAGCTGCTGATAGAGCGGCGGGCTCGCACCGATGCCCACGTTCGTGCGGTACGAGATGTTGCACGGGAGCCAGCCGTTGCCGCCCTTCCAGATCGAGCCGTTGATGGTCGGCCCCTGCGCGCCGTCGCCCACCGTGCCAAAGACGTTCGACCAGTTGCCGCCCGCTGCGACGACGGGGTTCGTAGTTCCTGGATCGACGTCAACGAGCTGCAGCCACATGCTTGCCCACATCGAGCGGTTGGAGGTCTTGTTCCACATCGCAAACCACCAGGGCGAGACGTTGCCCGGTCGCACGCTGTTGTCGACGGCGAACTGCAGCCACGCCTGCGATGCAGAGCTTGGGTTGTAATCCCCTTGATTCGTCGGGTATGTCCCGCTCGGGTTGAGCGTCGCCTGACTTCCCGTGCGCGCAGGCAAGACGGTCGCAGACGCGCCGGTCGTCGCCACACCCGCTGCCGCGACGACAAACGAGGTCTCTGGAAACACCGCTCCAGCGTCGCGCTGCACCACGTACACACGGCCGCTTGCGATCTCCTCGAGCACGAGCCACGCCGACGCGTTCGAGATGCTGTTCGCCCTCGTGTTGTAGGCCATGCCCGCCGCGTTCCATGGCGGACTGGCCGTGAAGATGTCGAAGCTGCCGGCGACCCCTGCCGTCTGCCCCATGAGCTGGAAGGCAGCCTTGCCGTCGCCCGAGCCGCGCACGCGCCATCGGCCTGACGCCACAAGCGCCGCCTTGAGCGACATCCACATCATGCCGATCTTGTCGACGTTCGAGTCGACCAGGACGTTCGTCGTGAATTGCCAGGCCATGAGTCTGCTCCTTTACGAGCCGTAAACCTTGTCTGCCGCCGAGCTGCCGAGCGCGCCGACAAGAGGCAGCGGCGTCGCCGAGGTCGAGCCCGCCGCGATGTGCGTGTGCGCGTCGAACGTGGTCTGCAGCTTGAGCAGCGCCGCGTCCGTGCGGTCGGCGCGCGCCATGAACGTCGTGAGCGCCTCGCCGCCAAGGTCGATGCGCGTCGCGTGCAGCTCCGCCGTGCCGTCCGGCTTGAGCTTGAGGTAGGCGGCCGGGCTGGGCCCGAGCGCGCGCACGATGCACTCGCCTGCCTCGACCGACACCTGCCAGCGCCGCTCCTTGACGCCCAGCACGATGCGCTCGGAGCCGAGGTCGACGAACAGCGATTCCGAGCCCGCTGCAGGCTGGCAGCTGATGGCCGGGTGGCCCCACCACTCGCAGCTGTCCTTGCTCGCGTCGTCGGCGTGCGCCTCGATGCCGAGCTCGACCGAGCCGCTCTTGCCCACGCTCGCGCGCACGACCTTGGCAAAGCCGAGCACGTCCTGCAGAAACTGCCCGACGTCCATGCGTCTCATGCGAGGTCTCCCGTCGCGTTCGCGCTGAGTACGATAGCGCCCTTGGGCACGAGCTTGAGCTCGGTCGTCGGGCCCTGCCGCGCCGAGCGTGCGAACGTCCGCGCCGTCACGTAGTACGCGCCGTGGATGCCGCAGACCTCGTCGTCGACCTGGGCAATTGTATCGGGTGCGAAAAAGAGTCCGCTGTCTGAGTGTCCGCGCATCGTGTACGAAATTGCGAACGCGCCTTGACGCGCCTTGCCGAGCTCGTACGCAGCGCGGTGCTGCGCGTCCTCCCGGGACTTTATCGCGTTGTCGTGCACGACCAGTGTCTTCTGGTAAGGCACGCGCACGAGGTCGCTGTCAGCCTGCTTGGCGTAGCCCTTGAACGCAGAGCGCGACACGTCCTTGCCCTTGACGCGCCCGTACACGATGACGTCGCCGACCACGTCCGAGATGTCGAGGCGCGAGCCGCCGCTGACGATGTTATTCTGCGTGCGGTCGCCCTCGACCCGGCGCGTCAGGTGATAGCTCGGGTGCTGGTCGTAGAGCAGCCCGCAGAACAGCAGCTTGCCGTCCGGCGTCATGCTCATGAGCAAGCCGTTGCGCTTGGCGCTGCGGTCGAGAAACTCCCAGACCGTCTCGCCCGACTGCGGCCGGATGTCCTTCACCTTGAGCTGGTAAATCTGCAGCGAGCTGAGCCCGGTCGCGCCCGACCACGGGATGCCCTGATGCACGACCATGAGGTTGCCGTCGCGCGTGATGCCGCTGCGGAATGGGAAGGTCATCGGCGCGTTGAGCGGCACGACCGTGCGCACGACCTTGGGCCGCGCGTACGGGCCCGCGTACGGGAACGTGCCCGCAGTCTGCGTGATGGACGCGTCGTCGATGCGCCCGGCCTGCGCGCCTGCGAAGTCCTCGAACGTGATGGTGCCGTGGTCGATGCTCGCCGCGATCTTCTCGCTCATCAAGCTCGGCTGAATGCCCCAGCTGCGCGCCTTTTGCTGCAGGCGCTTGAGCTTGTCCTTGCTCACGCGCGCCTGGCGCAGGTCACGCGCCGCGACGTGATCAGCCGTGACCTCGATGCCCCAGGGCTTGACGGCGCGGCGAGCGACCGACACGAGCGTGTCGTGCGCGGCGTACAGCTTCGGGTCCGCGGCCGAGCCGATGAGCTGCAAAGCCCGGTCACGTAGCGACAGCGTCATCTGCGTGCCGCCGTCCGCGTCGTTGGCGATCTCGCAGCTGTCGATGAGGAACGCGCCCTGTAGCGCGCGCCGTCCGCCCGCCGTGACGTACACCTTGACGAGCTTGCCCGGTGCGAGCAGCGCCTGCGCCTCTGTGATGGTGCGGCGGATGTCGCGCGCGCTCGAGCTGCCGAGGCCGATGCTCAGCCGGCACGCGTCGGCCGGCGTGAACAGGTCGCTCTGAAACGAGTAGCTCGTCCAGCTGTCGAGCAGGCTCGACTCGCACTCGAGCTCTGCGTGGTCCTCGCTTGCGCTTGCGCGGGTCATCGTTGGGCTCCGTAGCCGGGCCGCTCGGCCGGCGTCTGCGCGTCGGTGACGATGCGGACGGTCGTGCCGCGCGGGTAGCGCATCGGGTTGGCGGTCGGGTTGTTGTGGATGACCTCGTCGGCGCGGTCAGCGTCGTTGTGGTAGTGCGTCGCGATGTCGTAGGCGCTCATGTCCGCCTGCAGCACGACCTCGATCGTCTGCACCATGTCGCTCTGGTTGGCGGCGTCCTCGGCGGCGCCTGCGAAGTCGATGAGCGTGTTGAACAGGCTCCAGCGCTCGAGCTCGTCCTTGGCGCTGAAGTTGAGGAAGCGCGAGACGACGAAGTACACCTCGTCGAGCAGCGCCGCAACCTCGTCGGCCGCCATCGCCGCCGTGTTGAGCGCGTCCTGAAACTTGCCCCAGGTGTCGGACAGCCGGAAGGGCGGCTTGTCCTCGTCCGGCAGGTCGATGAACGCGACCTCCTGGTCGACCTGCGCAGCGAACAGACTCGCGCGCGCTGCGCCTGCGAGTTCGGGCTTGGTGAGGTTACTGAGCAGCGACTGGTCAAGCCCCCGCTCCTCGAGCACGAGCGACAGCATCACGCCGTCGCGCCGCTCGCCCGACGTCGTCACGTCGTAGTCGAGAATCTGCACCTGCACTGGGCCGAACTCCGGGTCGACGTACTCGACCGAGCCGCGCTGCTCCGGGTCCTCGATGACCGCGAGCAAGAGCTGGTACGTGTCGGGGTAGTACGAGACGTCGAGGCCGCGAAAGAGCGGCACCGTCAGGTTGAACACGTAGGGCTTGCGCCCGAGCTCCTCGACGCCCTGGCCGTCGCGGTAGGGGTACTCGGTGCGGCTGACGCGCCGGCCGGTGGCGACCTTGCGATCGGCGACCGGGAACTCGACGTAGGCGAGACTCGCCTCGAGTATCGTCTGCTCGAAGTAGTCAGCCATCAGCGCGGCTCCCTCGGCGCGCCGGCCGTTGGCTTGGCGGCGGCTGCCTTCAGCCCTGCGTTGATCTCGTTGAGCGCGCCCACGATCTGACGTGTGCCGCCGTTCTCGTTGGTGATGGTCGCGCCGATGCGGCTCTTGGCGTCGCCGAGGCCGCCGCTCGCGAGCTGCTCGAGCACGCCCGCGAGCAGGTCGCTCAGGCTCTGCTTGTCGTCACGCAGGGCGCTTGTGCCCGCGTTGATGCCCTCGCCGAGCGCGTAGCCGGCAGCGCCTGCGACGAGCGCCCCGCCTGCCATCACCGCGCCGCCTGCGAGCCCGCCCGCCGCTGCGGTCGCGCTGAGCGCGCTCGCCGACGCGCCTGCCGCGCCGCCGACCGCGCCGGCCGCCTTGCCCAGAAGACCGCCCGTCTCCGCGCCGCCGAACAGCTTGCCCTGGATGGCTGCAGACAACACGGATGTCACGCCCATCGCCGCGATGCTGCTCGCCCAGATGGACAGCGCGCCGAAGCTCTTCTCGAGCGTGTCGGCCGCGCCCGAGACGGCGCCGAGCTGCGTGTTCATCTCGTCCAGGTGGCTCATCGTGTCGGCCTGCATCTCGGCGGCCGCGACCTGGTTCTTGAAAAATCCCTCGCCCTGCAGCGCTGCGAAGCCGCCGCCGACCGCTGCGCGCCCCGCCTCCTCGCTCACGCCTGCGATCGTCTTGTAGCCGGTGCCGCCCGTCTTCTCGCGCTCGCGCGCAGCGAGCAGCGCCTCGATTGCCTGCAGCGAGCGCGTCTCCGTGAAGATGCCCTGACGCACCGCGGCCGACTTGAACTTGCTGTTGTTGCCGAGCTGGTCGAGGAGCTTGCCCATGTCGACCTTGCCGCTCGCGTCCGAGATGTTCTTGACGCCAATCTTGCCGAGGTTCTTGCGCACGCCGACGTCGTTGATGTCGGTGATGAAGCGCTCGAGGCGCGTCGAGCTCTCGGCCGAGCCGAACTGTCCGGTCGCGATGCCCTGCGCCGTGCCGAGAAACTGACGCACGCCGCCGATGCCCTTCTGCCCGGTGTTCATCGAGAAGATGGCCGAGCTCGCCGCGAAGTCGCGCGCGAAGTCCTTGAGCTCGACTGAGCCCTTGTCAGCGCTGGCGCTCATGAGGTAGCCGGCCTGGATGGCCTCCTCGCCCGTCAGGTTGAACGCCTGCTTGACCGAGCCGATCGCCTTGGCGAACTCGCCCGTGTCCGCGTTGGCGACCTTGGCGATGGTCGCAATCTCTTTGATGTTGTCCGCGAAGAACTGCAGGTCGCCAAACTGCGCGTGCCCCGTCTCGACGACGCCGAGCAGCTCGCTCTGGTCTTTGCCCGTTGCCTTGCTCGCCTCGATGATCTTGCCCTGCGTGGCTTCGCGCTGCTCGGCGGTCTGGCCCGCTGCGCCCGTGACGCTGAACAGCCGCTCGCGAAACTCATTGCCGGCCGCGATGCGCTCCTGCACCGACTTGCTCCCGCCGCGCGCCGTCGAGACCGCAACGCCGATGCCGGCCGCGAGGCCCGACCCTGCCGTGACCATCAGCCCGCCGACCTGGCGTAGCGTCTCGCGCCTGGCCTTGGCCTCGGCCGCTGCGGTCTTCTCGGCGAGGCGCTTCTGCTTAGCTGCCTCGCGCGCAGCTGCCTCCGTAACCTTGGCGAGCTCGCGCGCTGCAACGCGTGCGGCCTCTTCCTGTATCCGCTTGGCGGCCTGGGCTTCTTTTTCCTGCGCGCGCATGCGCACCATCGCGCTCTGCTGCGCAGCCTTGGCCCAGCGCTCACCCTCTTTGATAGACGCGTCTGCAGCCTTCTTGGCAGCGGCCTCTTGCGCCTGCGCAGCCTTCTTGGCTGCAGCCTCCTGCGCAGCGGCGGCTTTCTTGGCCGCTGCGGCCTGCGTGTCCGCTGCGCTCTTGGCGGCCTTGCCCGCGGCGCCCGTCTCGCGCGTCACACCTTGGAGCGATTTAAGAGCTTCGCTCGCCCCGATTAGTGTGATCTTTGCGGTCGCCTCGATGCTCACCTGCCACCTCTTCGCTCGCGCACTTCGGCCAGCACTTGCAGGAAGTAGATCAACTGGGTGGCGGTGACGTCGCGCGCAGCATCGACGCCATAGAAGTGACGCAGTGCCTCAGCGTGGACGAGTCGTAGAGGCTCAAGACCGCCAGTGGCTGCGCTGATTTTTTTAGCGACTCGACGAGCGCTCCGACCTCCTCGGGCGGGCAATGCGTGTACGGGTCCATCGCCTCGTGATGCGCTTTGTACAGCTCGAACAGCGTGCGCACCGTCAGGCTGTCGAGCTCGGCGACCTCCTTCTGCGAGCTGAAGAAGGGCTGCGTCGGCGCGTCGACGTCGACGAACGCACGCGAGATAGTCTCGCGGTGAATCATGCGGTCGAGGAACTCCGGGTCCGCCATCAGCTCGGCCTTGGCGCGCTTGCACAGCTCGACCGCCTCGAGCCGCACGCTGTCAAGCTCCGCGTCCGTGAGCAGCTTGACCCCGACCTCGATGCCGGGCTGCCCAGGAAACGGGTAGCGCTGCATGGCCTGTCTGCCACGCAGCGCCGCACGCACGGACTCGTCCGAGAACTTCGCCATTACGCGCCCAGGATCTTGGGCGCGCCCGCGATGAACTGCGCAGACTGCATCGTCGCGGCGTCGACCGCGTTGGCCCAGTCTGCAGACTCGAACCAGCCCTGAAACTGCACGCGCTGGTTGCCGCTCTTGACCACGATCGTGAAGATGTCCTTCTGCAGCACGGCCGTGCGGAAGTCGAACTCCATGCCCTTGCGCGGGATGGCCGACTCGATGGTGGCCTCGCTCGTGGTCGCGCCGTCCGACTTGCCGGCGAGACCCTTGCGCATGGTGAAGACCTGGTTGTTGTTGCCCTTGATCGAGAAGCTCGCCTTGTTCGCCTCTGCGAGCAAGCGCGCCTCGACGTAAATCTCGGCTGGTCCCTCGTACGCGTCCACGTGTCACCTCCTGGTTGGCGCTGAGAGCTCAGCCGATTTGTCTGACGTCGTTAGCGAACTGATGCGCACCCTCGATGACGTCGAGCGGCAGCACGCCGTTGAACCTGCCCGGCGCCGTGGTCGACAGCTCGGTGAGGATCTGGCCCTTGTTCTTCTCGACGCTGCCGACCTCGAGCAGGCCGTCCTCCTCGGCGCCGATGGCGACCTCGTAGAGCGCGTCGCGGTAGAGCGACGGCGTCAGCACGCCGCTCGGGGCGACCTGCCCATCAGGCGGGTCCTGCGACGCGTTGAAGCCGACGAAGCGGTCGAGGCAGAGCAGCTCCGTGCGGTCTGCGACCTCGTCCGGGACGGCGACCTTGGTCGTGTCGAGCACGCGGTAGTCCGCGTTACTGAGCGCGTCGCGGCTGCGCGTCGTGATGCTGCGGACGATGTAGACCGTGCCGTCGCCTGCGGTCGCGAGCGGCGTGATGCCGTTGTTGAGCGCGCTCTGTAGCTGCGCGTTGATGGGGCGGCTGGTGACGAGGTTGTGTGGCTTGATGCTGGGCAGAATCTCGCCGTCGAAGTTGTACGCGGTGCCGCTCGCGCCTGCGCTCTCGCGCGCGGCGATGCGCGCGGCCAGGCCCGCCGCGAGCACGCCCGGGGGCTGGTCGGCGAGGTACTGCCAGGCGGCCTGCATGCGCGCCTTGTTCATCCCGGTGACGAGCGTGGTGGTGAGCGCCAGCGTGTCGAGCGAGCCAAAGATGACGCGCTTGCGATGGCCGACCTCGGGCTGCTGCTCGGCATCGATGTGCGTGCGGAACAGCGTGAGGTTGGTCGCGTCGGAGTAGGGCGCGACCAGGTAGCGACGGCGCACCGCCGAGATGGCGTCGAGCGCCGCCTGCGGGTTGTCGCTCGTCGCGCCGGTCGTCAGGTAGCCCGTGACAGGCGCGACGGCCGTGATGCCTGCGCCTGCGATGACGCGCTCGCGCACGGCGATGAAGTTGCCGCGGGGCCCCTTGTGCTTGGCCGTGAGCGTGACCGTGCCGGTGGCAGCAGCGGCCGTCACGGGCCAGTCAGACCGCGCGTTGATGGCGGCAGCCACGGCAGTCGCTACCGCTGCAGCTGCGTCGCCGCTGTTGACGCCGACCTGGATCTCCTCGCCCTGCACGCTCACGCCGCGCGTGCCCGAGCTCGTCGCCGTGCCCGTGTACGCGATCGTCCCGCTAGCGGGAGTGCCTGCAGACTCGGCGATGGCGATGGCCTTGAGCGCAACGCCTGCCCAGCCGTCGAGCGCCGCCTTGGCCATCAGGAACAGCTCCGAGCCCGCGCCGAAGTACGTGCGCGCGTCGTCCTCGGAAAAGATGTCGTACTCGGTCAGCGGCAGCGCCGAGCCGCTCGCGGTCATGTTGCCGAACAGCACGACGTGGCGCGTGAGCCCGCCTGCGCTGCGCACGCCGACGCCGAGCGACACGAGCGTGTACGTTCCGGGGACGCGGTTGGAGTCGCTGATGATGCTCTGCAGGGCCATGGTCAGACTCCTCGCTCGAGCTCGGGCTCGGGCAGCGTGTTGTCGAGCTCGTGCTCGGGCAGCTCCTGTCCCGCCTCAGGGCGCGTGGGCAGCGTCGTGCCTACGGGCGGGCGCCCTGGCACCGTGTTGTCGATGCCGGGCTGCTCGCCTGGCAGCTCTTGGCCCGCCTCGGGGCGCGTAGGCAGCGTCGTGCCGAAGGGCGGCGGCTCGGGCGGCAGCTCGTTGTCGATGCCAGGCTGCTCGCCTGGCAGCTCGTTGTCGACGCCAGGACGCGTCGGCAGGTTGACGCCCACAGGCGGCAGCTCGTCGGGCAGCTCGGGACGCGGCAGCGTGTTGTCGGGGCGCGGCCCTTCCGGGAGCGTGCTGCCGAGCGGCGGCAGGCCCGGACGCGGCAACTCGTTGTCAGGCGCAGGTCCCTCGGGCAGCGTGCTGCCTCCTGGCGGGCGCTCACCTGGCAGCGTGTTGTCGATGCCGGGCGTCGGCAGCGTGCCGCCGATGGGGCGCTCCTCGTCCGGGTCGGGCTCGGGCTCGGGGCCAGGCAGCGCCTCGCCCGTCGCGTCGTCGAGGTCGCCGCATGCGAGCGCCTTGCGGTAGTAGATCGTGTTGGGCACGTCGAGGGGCGCCTCGCTCATCGACAGCTTCACGACGCCGTCAATCTCGTGGTCGAACGCCTCGCCGGCAGGCGCGGTCGACCAGCCGACGTAGCCGCGATGCGCGTCGCCCTCCCACTGCAGCAAGCGCCCTTCGACGGCGCGGACTCTGAGCGTATCGGTCATGGCTTGAGGCTCCAGTCATCAGGCGGTGGAAAGTCTTTTCCGGGCGGTACGCCCGCAGGCAGCACGGCGCGCGCGTGCACGTCGGCCTCGGTCTCCGTGTCGACAGGGCGGTCGGTAAACAGCAGCGCGTCGAAGCTCAGCGCCGGGTAGAACGGGCCCTGGTCGATGTCGTTCGCATCGCGCCAGACCACGTCGAGCTCTGCCACGAAGCCGGGGAAGGTCTGCTGCCCGGCCTCGATGAACGCCTCGCGCTTGATGGCGGTCGACAGGTCGATGCGCACGACGCCCGCCTCGAGCAGCACGTCGCCGCCGTCCGCGTGCGCCGGGTGGTAGCCGCGCTTGAGCGCGCGCAGCATCGAGTGCCAGACGCGGTCGAGCAGCGGCCAGCGCACGTCGAGCTGCTCTCTGCCCGCGGCCGGCGTCGCGTACACGAACTGCAGCGTGCTCGTGTGATTGACCCACTGCACCGTCTGCTGGCTCGAGCGCGACCGGACGCGATAGCAGTGCAGCGCCGGCAGCGCGCCTGCGCCCACCATGGTCAGCGTGAACGGCACGTGCGACGTCGTGCTGACGGCGTTCTCGACAGGCACGCCGGCTGCGGCCATGTCGATCGCGAGGTCAGCGTTGATGGCGTCGTAGAGCAGCGCCAGCACGGGCGTGACGAGCGGGTCGGGGATGACGTCGAGCGCGTTATCGGCCACGGGTCACCTCCGCTCGAATGGGAAGGTGGAGCCGCCGACCGCGCCGCCGCCGCCGCTTGCGGGCGTGAAGCGTCCGTGAATCGCGCCGAGGTACTCGCGCTCGTAGTTGCGCGCGAGCGTGTGGTTGCGGTCGTCCTGCGCGGCCATCGCCGCGAAGTAGATCTTGCTCAGTGCCCGGTAGCAGACGGCGAGCTTGAGCTCGACCGGGTTGGCGAGGTCGGTCTCGTGCAAGGGCGGCGCGCGCGAGGCGAGCGCTGCGATGGCGTCTGCGAGCGCGGCCTGCCGGAACACGTCGCGCGTCGGCTGGTCCTTGTTGATGCGGTTGAGCTCGGACAGCCCGCCGACCTGGTTGGCCAGGTCCGTGTCGGTGCAGATGCTGTCGACCGCGAGTGCCATCAGCGCACCTCGAAGCCGCAGTCTTTGAAGGCGCGGCCCATGGCGCTCTCGAGGATGTCGCCATCCTCGGCATCGATGGCGTCGCGGATGAAGCGCTTCTCGGTCACGCCGGTGCGCGTGCCGAACTCCTGCGCCAGCCCGTACAGGTAGCCGTCCTGGCTTGTCGCGGCGAAGCTGACGATGCCGAACATCTCGCCGTTGCCGGTCACCGTCACGCCGTCTGACTGGATGGAGTTGCGCAGCGCGCCCGTGCGGTCGGTGAACGTCGTCGTCAGCTTCGCGTGCGCGGCGATGCTCTCGAGCGTCAGGTCAAGACCCTGCTCGAGGCGCTTGCGCATCGCGCCCTCGAGCTGCGCGAACGCAGCATGGAAGGCGTCGAAGTCGGCGACGATGCTGATCACGTCACTTGCCCTTCTTGCCCTTGAGCTTCTCGCTCCAGCTGGGCGTGTGGGGCGGCGGGACGGGCTTCTCGTGCTCGCGCCGACGCTCGCGCTCGCGGGCGCGCTCCTGCTCGCGCAGGCGCTCGAGCTCGGGCGCAGGATCGGGCTCGGGCGGCAGCTCGTTGTCGATGCCGGGGCGCGTCGGCAGCGTCGCGCCTACGGGCGGGCGCTCGCCTGGCAGCTCGTTGTCCGGGATGGGCTCGGGGTCGGGCAGCTCCTGCCCAGCCTCGGGAATGGACGGCAGCGTGCCGCCCTCGGGGCGCTCAGGCAGCGTCACGCCGACAGGCGGCAGCTCGTCAGGCAGCTCTGGCCTGGGCAGCGTGTTGTCAGGACCGGGCCCCTCGGGCAGCGTCGCGCCGATGGGCGGACGCTCAGGCGGGAGCTCGTTGTCGATGCCGGGCTGCTCGCCTGGCAGCTCGTTGTCGACGCCAGGGCGCGTCGGCAGCGTCGTGCCGATGGGCGGCACTTCGGGCGGCAGCGTGTTGTCGATGCCGGGCTGTTCCCCCGGCAGCGCGTTGTCGATGCCAGGGATGGCGGGCAGCGTGCCGCCCGTGGGCGCGTTCGGGTCGGTCTCGCCCTCGCCCTCGCCCTCGCCCTCCTCGCCGCCATCGCCCACGAGCTTGCTGGTGTCGCCGAGCTCGAGCGGCGCGCCCTCGACGCGCAGCGCGCCGAGCACGATGTGCGCGCAGATGAACTTGCGCAGGCCGCGCACGTCGACCGGGCGCGTCGCTACGCCTGCCTCGAAGAACGTGCCGCCGTGCTCGCCCTCGAGCGTGTCGCTGAGCGCGAACACCCAGCGATCGGTGTACTCGGTCGCCGGCTCATACGGCACGTCGTCTAGCGCTAGTCCCATGGTCGAGCTCCGAGCTGCGCAGCCAGCGCGCGCAGCGCTTGCGGTTGGTCAGGTCTTGATTTCGGAGGCGCGCGCCGCTGCGTACTCGCTGCCGAGCGCAAGCGACCCGTACCACTCGACGCGCGTGCGGAAGGCGGCCTTGCCCTCGAGCTGGCCGATGTCGTACATCTTGACGCCGCCGATGACCGCGTCGTACGGCGTGAGCGCCGCGAGCGCCTGCTCGGACTGCTGCTGCACGCCGAAGTACAGACCGACCTCGGCCTCGAGGCTCGCGATGTAGACCGACGAGAGGTTGGTGCTTGCGCCCTTGGCCTCGTTGCTCGGCACGTCGTCGACCTGAAAGATCGGGATGCCGTTGTACTGCGGCACCAGAATCTGCGCGGGCTGCCCGTTCATGCCCAGCACGCCGATGGAGAGCTGCTCGGGCGTCATGCCGCCTGCAGCGCTACGTGCGAGCGCCATGAACTTGCGCTTGAGCTTGGCGTTCATGAAGAACGCCGCATTGCCGCGCTCCTTAAGCTTCTCGAACAGCAGCTGGTCGAGCACGTCGAAGGTCAGCGCGTCGCCGTCCGTGCCCGTCGACGGGATGGTCTGCGACGCAGGGATGAGCTTGGGCAGGCCGTCGAACTCGTGCGTGGTCGTCGCGAAGCTGACCGACACGACGCCGTCTGCAGTCGCCGAGGCGACCGTGATGTTGAGGACGATCTTCTTGTTCGGGTTGTCGCTGCTCAGCACGACGTTGGTGCTGTTCGCAGCGACTGCGACGGGCGTGCCGAACGTGCGATCGCCAGGCGCGCGGTAGCTCCAGAGCGTGCCGGCGTGCGTGTACTTGATGTCGCCCGGTCCAAAGCGCGTCGAGTCCGTGTGCGCGCTGGCGCTGACGAACACGAGCGCGAGAGCGGGCGAGACGGCAGGGCGGTCGAAGACTGCGCTCGTCACGTAGCCGCCGCCGAGCATGCGGTCCTGCAGCTTCATGCCGAGGGCCTTGAGCTTCTGCTTGAGCTGGATGGCGCGCGGGTCGCCGTTCGGGTCGGTCTGGTTGAGCACCGTGTTGAGCACGTCGACGTCGGTCTCGATGAGACGCAGCGGCACCGTCACGTCGTCGAACGTCGCGGACGACTCGACGGTGACTGGGTTGGCCGGGTCGACGAACTCGATCGTGGGCAGCGCCTTCTCGCGAGGGTAGGTCCACGCGGAGCCCGACTTCGGCACGAACTGCATTCGGCTGAAGAGCTCGTTGGTGACCGCGATGCCCAAGAAGACGCCGCGAGTGAGCGGGTTGCGGGCGATCTTCGCCGCCTCGTAGAGGGTAAATGCCATGGCGGGTGACTCTCCTGTCTGAGTGTTTCTGCCCGCCTGCAATCACGCGGGTCTGGTTACGAGGACTTGCTTGCTGCTGCTTGTGCGCTGAGACCTGCCGAGAGCAGGCCGTCGAGGTTGGCGATCTGGTCGACGCTCTGCGGAGCGCCGTTGCCGTGGAGCGGCGAGCGCGGTGCGCCCGAGCCGCCGTCGCTCTTGCCTGCGAAGAACGGGTTGTCTGCGAGGTACTGCTTGGCCGCCTCGGCGAGCTTGGCGAAGCTCTTGCCGCCGACGGCTACGGACTTCGGCTCGAGGTTGTCGTCGAGCTCGATCTGCGCTTCGGACAGGAACGTGAGCGTTGCGGCCTTGCTCGCGCCCTTGGCGATGCCCGCGTCGACCAGCGCGCTCGAGACCAGGTGGCGCTGCACGTAGCCCCGGTGCGCGTCTGCTGCCTTGGCGGCGTTCTGCTCGGCGGCGAGGACCTTGGCCTGCCAGTCCGCCTCGAGCTGTTTTTGCTTCTCGGTGCTCTTCTGCAGGTTGTGCTGCAGCTTCTCGAGCTCGCTCTTGCCCTTGAGCTTCTCCTGCTCGAGCTGCTCCTCGCGTGCAGCGTCCGCCTCGGCCAGGCGCGTCTTGATGCTGTCGAGCTCGCTCAGCGCAGCGGTCGCCGCGTCGAGCTGCACCTTGAGCTTGCCCACGCGCTCCTGCACGATCGCGTTGACCTGCTCCTGCGAGAACGTCTGCCCGCCTGGGGCAGGGTCGCCGTCCGGTGCGCGCAGCACGTCGCGCAGTGCGAACAGCGGCGAGGCGTTGCAGACAGTCGCGCTGCGGACGATGGGCTCGCGCATGCACAGCGGGTCGAACGCCTCGCGCTCGAAGGCGCTGGCGGCGTACGCGTGACTGCAGGCGTGCTTGAAGGGCGTGGTCATGGGTGGTCTCGTCTCCCCGGCAGAGCCGGTGTTCCCCGTGCGAACACGCGCTCTCGGCAGCCCACGGGTGGGAGCTGCCAGCGCTGGCGCGGATGCTCTCACAGCGCCCCGAGCGAGCAATAACAAGCCCGGCACAGGTATCTCGCGTGCGACCTGGCGCAGACGCTCAGCGGCGCCGCTGCCGGGCGCGGGTCGCGCAGTACGCCCAGGCGTCGACGGCGCACTCGAGCGCCCAGAACAGCGCGACGGCGGGCCAGTAGCGCGACTCGACGTGCAGGTGGCCCCAGACGATGAGCACGCCGACCAGCAGGTCGAGCGCGAGCAGGGTCACCGCGGGACTGCCTTGCGGGCGCCGGGCTTGAGCAGGTCGCCGACGCGCTTGGGTTGCCCGGTCGGCTCGAGCACCGGCACGCCCTTCTCGAGCAGCGCATGCCGCGTCGGACCGAGGATGGCGCGCGCCTTGTCCGGGTTCGCAGCGAGCCAGCCGGCCGCGTCGGGCGACTCGTGGTCTTGCATGTCCTCGGGCACCTGGCCATCCTCGTCTGCAGGGCGGTCGAAGAACTTGCGGTCGATGACGGCGTGCACCGTGCAGAGGCAGTTATGTGCTACAACGCCATCGACGACGTACGACTCATCGACGTCGACAGCGAAGTTGTGCACCGGGCCGTCGTAGGCGACGCGCTCGAGCGCCGTCACAGTGGAGATCTCAAAG